TACTGGAGGATAGAACGGATGGTGTTCTCGGGAAGTGGGGCAAAGAGTATACCCTTGCGCTTGACGAACGACCTCTTAAGGAACGTGACGTCTTCCGGAGCGGTGTATGTGAGAACTGATAGCTTCTCAGCATTTGTCCACTTGAGTGTCCACCTCTTCCTGAACCAATCACGGAGAAGGGTCAAATCGAACTGGGCAGTGGCGGGGATCGAATACCACCCGTCGTCGCTGTACGTGGTGATTCGGACGTCAGTGATGGAACGAGATTTCATAAACGAGAGAACGCCTTCAACGTGAACGAAGACTCCGAAAATGGACGTAAGGTAATTTCCTGAGAGGTTCATGCCCGTAACGTACATGCCAATGCTGTTCGCAACATGGACGCTGTGCGCGGCAGACATGATGAGATTCTTGTTGAAGGAATGGAGGTGTGCAGGGAAGCGGTGGTTCACTTCGTCAGCGAACGCACTGTACGCGACGTAGGGAATCGACACGTCGTATCTGCTGAAATCTCCGGTGATGTGGAGGCGGGTGGGATCGTTGAGTCCCATGCGAGCTGCAAGTATGGCTGCTTGCGCGCTGGTCATGTTTATCCCGACAGCACACGCGGACAGTGTGGGCGCAGATTCCAAAGAAGTGACCCAGGCGCCAAAGGCGCGCCGGGCGACGATGAGAAGGACGATGCAACCGGGGAAGTAAATACGCGTTTTGCCCGCGTCAACGTCGGCGTTGTCGCGGAGCTCCATTTTGAGATTTTGCTCGATCCAACTGACCACGGGTCCGGAGGAAAGGCGGTCCCAACACTGGTCCAGGAGGGCACGAAAGGCGGGGGTGATCGTGCGGGCAGCGAAGTCAATGACGTCGCTGCGGGCAAGAGAGAGCGTTTTGAGAAACGGGCCTACCGAGGTGTCAGAAGATATCGGCTTGAGAGCCAAGCCGTCCCCGAAGATCGCAGTTTCCCAATTGGGAAGATGGTTGAAACGCACCTTAGAAGGCACGTGCGGAAACCAGGCGTGGTCGATCGAGATGGGGGTGACGGTTCGATAGGGAGGGGTCTCTGCAAACTTCGCCCACGCGATGTTGAGAGGAGAAACGGTCTCGCCAAGAGAATTGACGAAGGGTTTCAGGTGTGCAGGTTTCTTGGTGATAGGCCATGGAGAAGGCACCGGCGAGGGAACCAAGAGGTTGTCCTTCGAGATGTAGGATCGGTGTTGCGGGAGGATGAGTCCATACGCTCCAGTTCCGGGAACGTGGAGAACAGTGGAAGAAGCACACTGAGGCAAAACGACGATGGAAGAACTGGTTTCGTCGAGTATGGACTTGAGCTTGGAACAGTCGAACGCAGCAAACCACGACTCCAACTTGGCAGGAACACCGGCGACGTGGATACCGATACGAAGACCGGTCTTAAGGTCGATGAGCGGAAGGCCGCACATACCTGCCTCGTTGTAGAAGTCGAGAACGCCGAGGTTCCAACTCTCATCAGGCGCATATCGGCAGCGACCCGAGATGGACACGAGAACCGACTGAGAACCGTCGACAACGCGCGGGTGGTAGCGTGCGAGGACCGG